GCTCTTGATTTCATAGCAGGTGAATATGCCTTTTTCTATTCCTGACACAGAGCATTGATTCGCCGGAGAAAATTCCATGTAGTCCACCCGCCTTGCCTTCGGGGTCCATGGATCAATACTAACCTCGCTGGCCCAGTGCGAGCCAGCCCTTCCGAGGCGAGTATCTGTAAGTAATTTTCCGAGGAATTTGGTTGTTTCAGTTCTTGTCATTTTCTACCTCATATTGGTTTTTTACCTTAATTGTTTCTTACTATTCAGGTTTTGTGGTGTCGTTTTCTACCCACATGCGAAGTTCTTTTGCTCCTGGATTATTCTCCTCGATACCATCTGCCAAGTTGCGCAGGACCATAGAAATAATTCCGGCGTCTGCAGTTGCATATGGTGTAATAGCTTTAATGATATTTTTACTGTAATAGTTCAAACCTTCACTAAGCATTTCTGCCCCTTCTTTGTTTTTTCCTTCTTGGAGCATTTTTTTGGCTCTAAGGAAATAACTCTGCATACGTTTCTCTTTAATCTCTCTCATTTCTTTACCACCTTTATCTTTTTTCTCAAACGCTCAGAATGCTCGTTCGTTACAATATACTCTTCGCACTCCTGTTTCCACATATCCTTGTTCTTTGTGTCTCCGTCATACCACCTGCAGTGCTCGCAGGCATCGCAAAATATCTTTGCTTCGCCCGCTGTTTTATCTACACTGTACATTAATATTCATAATCAATGCATTCATCTGATTCAGAATAATATTCTCCATCAAATCCTTTTCTCATCAACTTCTCCCAACACGAAAAGCATACAAGTCTAAATGTTATGCCATGGCAGTCTCTTGTAAACTCCATATTGCTTCTTTCCGTTTTCTTATTACAGCAAGGACATATCCGGATATCTCTTTCTATCTGTCTGTTCATAATCCTCCTTTCCCTGCCGCAATCTGACAGGCTCATGCGGCAGGATTGAATCTATGTGAATTTTAGAGCACCCTTAATCTTCTCGGGATTCTTCTACCTCCAATTTTTTCAGGTCAGCAACCTCCCAGCATCCCCCTACAGGTTCAACAAAAGCAAATTTCGCACTTGTTGTGTCATCCAAATATAAATACTCGAAGTTCCTCGATTCAGTTCGTCTGGCAAGATATAACTGTCCACGATCATTTCTCAGCATATAAGTCCATGAAGGATCCAGTTCGTCAAGAAAACTCTTTTCGTCTTTTGTAAGTTTAGGTTTTCCTGTAATATATTTATCCTGCAACTTATCATCATTTTTCTCATTTATTTCACATACATAATTTGTAACAAAGCATTTATTGTTTGCAGTCACTCCTGCAATAGCTCTCAGCAAATATCCGGCAATCTGTTCTTTTTTAACACGAGATTTTTCTAAGCATCCAACATTAATTGTTATCTTAATATCTTTTTCTTCCATAGCGCCATCTCCTTCTTGCTTCTACTTTTTTCATACAGTGAACCTCATTCTCCAAAGCATTCATCTGTCTCTGGATATCATCAACATCAACCAGTAAATAGAAATCCGGTTGAACCAGACGAGTCGGCCCTACATTCAGATTCATCTCTTTGTGCAATTCCTTGCACTTGTTTTCTCTCTCATGCACTGCTTTATATATTTTCACTTTCCGCACCTCCTAAGAAACTTTTTCCGAACATTATCATATTCTGTCAGCAGATCAATATCTTTCTTCCAGCTCAACGGACGATCTGTAATTTCTACATAATACTCTTTCTTGATCAGGAGCGCATAACTTGCCGAAGAATAGATATCCTGTCGATCGCATCCAATTCGCTTTGCTATGTCGGATGCGGTGATGGAGTATTCCATCACTGTCCCGTCCTTTCTGCACAAATTATATAAATTCGCCATAATACATCACCTTTCAGCTGTGTGTGGCGTAGAAGTTCTCCATTGCCCATCTATTCCCGGTAGCAGCCACCTGTGCTCTGGTTCTTTCATATGGAGTAAGTGGTTTCCCGGAAATTCTTTTGGATCTGGTTTTCGGAAGGAATCCTTTCCGACGAAGCTCTTCCAGTTCTTCTGGTGTTGCATCTTTTACATCTTTCATATCCAAGATCTCAATCATAGTTTTTATTCCTCTCTTATCATTACTGGAAGCACGATAGCTTTCATGTCACTGTCTTCTGCTTCAACAACTGCCGGCATCTTAGGTCCTGAGAAATTCATGGCTATATTTTCACAAGTGAATGCTTTCAGTGTTTCAAGGACCAGTTTAGAATCGAAACCAATTTTTAACGGTTCAGGAAGTGGATCCTGAAGCTTCACCTCTTCCTGATAATCCGTAAGTCTGTCGGCAATGCGAATATTTAACTGATCTTCGTTCATTTCGAAGACTGCAGGTTTCTTTTCTTCCGTACACATCTTAGCCCTTGTCATTGCCGCAACTAATTCCAGTCTGGAAACATAAGTTTTCATCTTTCCCGCCATGAAAAATCTATTGTAATCAAAATACTTACCCTCTATTAACCTCGTGTAAATGGTATATTCTTTTGATTTGAATACCGCTCTATTTTTTGTATATGTAACAGCAACATCATCAATAATTCCCATTGACACAAGCTTCTTTGCCACTGTTTTAGGCACTATCAGCTTCATATCTGCGGTACCGTCAGTCGGTATCGAATCAACTGCTACGACATGTCCGTCAAGTGCGACCAACTTAATCTTGTTTTCTCCACCTTCAAAGTACACACCCATCATCTGTGTTGCAGAACTGCTGTCTGCAGCTGCATAGATAACATGTCCAATTGCCTCCATCATCCTCTTGCCATTGATCACAACTTCTGGGGCATCCAGATCTTCTGTAATATCAAAACTGAATTCTTCCGGAGGATAGCTCTGGTATTTATTCTTTATAGCTTTTGTCTTGATCGTAACAATGTTTTTGCCGTCTGCATCAATAATCACTTCGCCATCCGGAAGATTTTTAATTACATCAAAGGCTTTCATAGGAATGATGAAACAACTGCCTTTAGAGGCCTCTAATTTGAGCTGCATGGTCATTTCTGTATTGGATGCGATTAAATACCCGTCCTTTACCAGAACGCCTCCTAATGCCGGAAACTGGTCGTTCTTCTGCACAATGCTTTTCAATTTATCAATAGTTCTGGAAATCTCATACTTCTGTACTTTCATCTTCGTTCCTTTCCCGGAGTGTTATCCCGTCCAGATATTTCACAACTCCGTTGTTATATTTAACTCTATAAGGCGCCAGTTCCTCACGATTCATATACTTATGTCCGTAGATTTTTTTCATGTCTCTGAATACGATCCATGGAACCCTGTAAAACTCCTCGAATTCGAGGGATATTACCAAGAAGCACATGGCCCCCATCTTCATGTAACGTTCAAAGCATTCCTCCTGCTCTTCTGTCACAACATTCCGACTGATCTGGCCTTTATCTGTATGTTTCGCATCAAACAGAACCATTGTAGAGTCCATCAGGGCGCCTTTAAAATCCGGTTGAGCCTGTTGTGTAAAGCAACATATGAACTGGCCTCTGTCTCTGTTATACGGCTTAATCACTTTAAAAGCTTCAGGGGTTTTATCTATAACAGCTATCCCCCGGTCCTCATAGAACCGGGAAGCTGCCATAATTATTCTTTCAAAATATTCGCCGTTTGATCTGCTTTTAAGCCCTATGATTGAACGATTATAAGTATCCATGCTCACCTGCCACTTTCACCAGCTTATTGATCGTTACTGCTCCGATTCCCGGAATCTTATTCTGCTGAAGCAATACAATAAACTCCTTTGCTGTATTTTTAGCTAAAGCCTTGCCTTCGTTGAACCCTTCACTTCTGGCTTTCTCCACTCTGTCTTCCACATAATGAACCAGCTGTTCATCTGTCTTTTTTCTCATTTTTACTGCTTTCTCGTGGATTTTATTTTCATCCATTGTTCTTCTACAACTTTTCTTAGTCATTCTATCTCCTTTCTTACACGGCTTCTGGCTCTACGAACCCGATCTGTCTATCTTCTTTCCATTCTGTTCCGGAAAAATCAAGTGCCTGTCCGCACTTCTCACAAAAATCAGGATAGTAATCTGGTCCAGCATTCAACGCACCACCGCAAGCCGGGCAATAATGGTATTCATGTTCCAACTTCACGAAATTGTATCGAATAACAATTCCTGTTTTTGATACAGGTTTCATAGCGATCATTACTCCACCCTCTCTCCATATTCGATCACATATTCATACTGCGTTGTCTTTCTAGTTTCACTGCTTGGAATCTCTTTTCTTACGATCTGAACCGCATATCCTGCTTTCGCCAGCATTGAAACCATCTGCAGTCTGTCTTCTTCATTCCACTGTACCGAGCCTTTACGAATGCTCCTTATGATCTGCTTAGCCATTACCCGCACTTCCTTTCTATCTTTTCTTCTCGTTCTTTCATTAGTTTCTCGAATGCAGCTACAAAAGTTTTTACTGATGACGGCATCTCGCAGTTGTGACTGCCCCTGCACTGGATTACTCGACCTTTGTTATATTCCATTGTGAAATATGGTGTATCAGGTTCTTCCACTCTGCGCACAAAGAAGATGTGTGTCTGCCCTTTGGCCACTCGATCAACGTAAGTTCCAACACAATGGTGAAGGGCAGCTCCTTCATTCTTGATTTCCTGTGCATCTCTTGGCACTCTCAATATCAATCCTTTTCCTTTTATCAGGAAAGCGTTATCTATGCCGGCATTCTCTTTGAGCATTTCCTCCAGAAGTTTTTTCATGACCTCAGCCTCTCGCTTTATCCGTTCTTCTTCCCGACGTTTCTTTTCTGCGGCCTTTTTATCTTGTACTGCCTGATATTCCGCAGCTGTCCTGTCATGAACTTTTTTGAAATTCTTCGGGAAATAGAAGAACATATTGGTGAGGTCATATTTCAGTTCTTTACACCAAGCCAGATAATCCAACCAGTCCTTGGCACAATTCTGCAAACGTTCTTCCCTGATATCCGGTCTTTCTTTGCGCTGCATATAAGAATATCTCCAACACCCTCCACGCTCTCCTACTCGATAATCGGAACCTTCGCGCTCGATATATCTGCAGATCTTATGAATCGTTGAATGTCTGTTTTCTTTCCGTATCAGCGTTGTATTGCATCCAAAGAGTTTATAGAACCGTTCCAATTCTTCCGCTTTCAGGTTGTATCCGGAGCTTTGCGCTTCCTGCAATAGCCTCAATTCATCAATGTTCCCATCAATAGACTGCAGGATTCGTGTGTTCTCCTTCGTGAGCCCGAGTATTTCAAATATTGTTTTTCCGTTTTTTCTGAGTCCCCTGATTCCATTCCGGCTATTATATTCAAATGCCCCGTCATGAATCTTATTGATCAGATGCGCGGCCAGTTTATACAGACCCATTTTTATAAACCATTCAAGCTGTGGAAACTCCTGATATCTGTAAATAGCATTGGCATAATGTATCTGTTCGCTCGGTCTATTCTCTGACAAAATCTCCAGTGCTGAATATTTCATTGGAGTATCTTTCCATGCTTCCGGCAGGTTTCCCGGATATAAGGCGCAGTATGACCTTTCTCTGTACCCTTCATCTGTACACCACCGCACAATACCAGTCTGTTTATACTCTCTGTATTCATAACTGCTGGTGCATGGCGTTCCGTTCGGTGCAAATTTGTAAAACGTCCTTACGATTTCAAGCAGACTGTCATTCGTTTTTCCATCCTGTTTCACCTCTCTATGGACCGAGAAATATCGCCACAGAAACCCCTCTTCTCTTGGTTCAATGAATGAAACTATCCTTTTGTCCCATATATGTGCCGGCATCCTGCCTCTGGCTTTAATGGTGACCGGACTTCCACAAAGGGGGCATATCCCCTTCTCGTTATTTCTTAACCGAATTTTCGTTCTGTCTACCAGTGTCATCCCATTACAATGAGTGCAATGCACCAGAGCCTCATTCTTTGATCTTGTTGAGTAAACCAGATATCTGCTGAATGACATCACTTTTTCCGATACCCATTTCTTGAAGTCTTCCGGAATTTCCTTGACTGTTCCCATGACTGTATCAATAGGATTTGCCTCCTTGGCATGTTTTTCATCCAGTCGCCGCTGTTTGACCATGTCCTGAAAACGTGTCACAGCTGTCCAGTCTTTAACATCTTTTTCTGTACTCCATTCTTTGAAAAATCCACGCATACGATCAATGTCTGCATCCGTCCAGAAAAACATGTTCGGGGTATATCTGTTCCCCTTATCTCTATCCCAGTGATATTCATACAGGTGAATACATTCCATCCGATCAAAAGCTGCAGTCAGCCATTTCACTCTTTCAGAGGTCAGATCCTGTGATATGTAATCATTCTTGGAGAAAAATGTTCTTAACTGAGCACCCTTTTCTCCTTTCTTCAATTTGCCAATGGGATAAAATGTCACCATTAAAAGGTCTTTTTCTATATCTCTGGTTGTAACAATATGCGTTCCCGCAGCTCGTTCCGCAAACCTGACCATTTCGTCTGTGGCTTCTTCTCTTGGAATCTGTGCTAATTTTCTCTTTTCCATGTGACATCCTCCTACAGAAGATCGAACAGTGACATCTGACCGTTCAGGCCGCTGCTTTTTGTACTTGTTTTTTCAGTTTTCCGCTGCTTGGAAGCAGCATCTTTTTTCTCTGGCTTTTCAGAAACCTTGGAATCATTCTTTGTTTTCTGGACATCTTTCTTGATTTCTGTGACTTTTTTAGCTGGTGCTTCTGTCTTTTTTGTTGTCGCAGGCTTTTTGCCTTTTTCCTTTTTGACGGTTTCCGGTTTTTCATACTTGTGGTAATAATCTTCGGCCCATTCATACACAACTCGGTCTTCAACTGCTGTACTTCTGCCATTCGACTGCTTCCTGGCCTGTTCGACAATATAGTTAAAGCACTTGTTCCAGGTCTTGCCCTCCTGCATTACGTCCTCAGCAAGTCCCTGATCCTCTTCGCATCTTTTCAACAGATAAGTAATGATCGGATCTGCAAAATTCTTCTGGGTTGCTTTTTTCTTTTCAGCTTCCAGTTTTTCTTTAGCCTTCTGCTTTACCGGCTTTGCATTCTCAATTTCTGCAGCTCTAATTTCCTCTTCTGTTGGATCCGCCATTCCTGTAAGAATCTCAGCAAGTGAAGCTTTCCCCAAATACACAGTATCCTCTGCTTTCACTTCATTGCCGCTCTCGCCCTCTAATTTGCTCTCTGGCAGTTCTGTTTCGTCCTGCCCTATCGTTTTACTGTCCACGTCCGTTTCCGTCTCTAAGCGGTCGATTTCAGCAGTGTCCACTTCCTGTTTCAACTGTTCTGACATTTGTATTCTCCTTTCTCGAAATCAAAATAAAAAGTAATCTTTCCGTGGTTGCGTTCTTCAATCGGAATTATCCATGAGCCGCACATTTCTTTAAATATCTGAACCTGCCGTCTACAGTTCCATTCTTCCCTAAAATAAAACGGTGTGTACCAGAATTCCTGTCCTGGCTTTTCAACCGGCATCAGCGGATCTCCGCACACCGGATTGGATATCGTATTTGCAACAGCCACCCAGCCCGCGCATCCAAGAAGCGAAAGCTGTATGTAACACATCTGGGCAACTACCCTGTCTATGTCATTGGCTGTGAACAAAACCCGTGTCTGATAATTTATCTTTTTTCTGTGAAATATGTTCGCCGCCGCAACAAGAGTTGCGCCTGCTCCACATGCCGGATCATTGACAGATATCCATTCCTGTTTTTCCAATGTCTGTATATTGTCATTAATTGTTATGCCGGCCATACATTCGCAGACATTGTATGGTGTAAAAAACTGCCCCTTCCAGTGATTCCCCAGTCCAATGCTCATGTACAGTTTTCCAAGAAAGTCCTGATCTGGATTGCGTTCCAGTGCTTCAACTACAATCGCAAAGCACTTGGCCGGCTTCTCTACTCCTCCAAGGCGGTCAATACACTCTGCATACTCTTTTTCTCTCGCAGTATGCCGAGGTAATGTTTTGTCTACTGAATTCGCCAATGTGCAAGCCATTGCCGCCATCAAATCGGCCCACACCTGCCATGAACTTCTGCTGATGCAGAGCTCTTTGAATGTGTCCAGAAATTCTTTCTCAGTTCCCGTAATTTTTTCTTCTCTCACCTATTCAACAACTGCCTTTCATACTCTGTAAAATCATAGTCCCGCTGATGAAAATTATTAAAACGGTTTTGAGAAGCAGGCTTTGATTTGTCCGCAGCTTTTTCGCTCTCCTTTCGCTCTTGTCTACTCCAATTTCGTACCGCAGCTTTCCAGTCTTGCATTTTATTTTTGCCAATCATCCAGCCTTTGCTTGTGTAAAAATCAATGAATTTTTGTGCATTTATTTCATACCCATTTTCCTGGCAATATACACTCACATTCTCCAGTGTGGGTGGCACAAAGTGTGCCCTTTTTTCCATCTTTACATTTTCATTAACATTTTCATTAACATTTACATTTTCATTTACATTAGGTTTTTCTTTTGTAAAACCAATGGTTTTTAAATCTATAACCATAGGTTTTTCTTTTGTATGATCAGTTTTTTTTTGAGGACGTCCACCGCTACAACCATTGGATTTTCTTTTTATATTTGCATCAATCTGTGGTTTTGCCATATCGAAAATCATCATAAATAGTCCATCTTCTTCCGGCTCTTTTTCATCTAAGCCATAATCCAGAATAGACCATAAAGCTTTTAACTGTTCGTCTGGTGGAAGTCTCTTAATCGCACTGGCAAAGCTGCTATAAAAAACCATACTATCAGGCATTTTTGCCTCCCTGTCTGTCACCTGTGTTTTCGTTAATCATCACCATATTTTTCTTTTAAAGCATTCAACATGTGACCTGCGTCAATTTCAGTAAGTGTTTTCCAAGTCTTTCCATTGGAACTAATCCAATATTCCAAATTAACATTGTGTTTCTGCCCAATGCTCTTAATCATTTTGATTTGTACCTCTGTAGCAAGCGGCTCATCACCTGGTACTTCGTTGCTGAACGGCTTATGCTCCTCTTTCAGCCAGAGGTTAAATCCCAGCCCTGTATGTATAGCTACACATTTTACAAAGGAACGACACATACTGTTCCAAACTCTCTGCTGACTCATTGAATTATCCTTTACCGGATTCGTTCCATTCATTACCGGAGACTGCATAATATATTCCTTGTCGTCAATCACGACCTTGATTCTAGTCTCATAGGCCCGGTTTATTACGCCGTTTTTATCAGTGAATGCAACGTCTGAGTAGTAAAGGCTTCCTCCGGTACGTTCATTCGGAATTGGAACGAAATACACATTCTCAGCTCCATTCTCGTGCAGAAGATCAATGCATTTCGCCCAGTTCAGGTACAACATTCCTTCTCTCTTTTCACAATACGGAAGAACATCAACCTTCCTCATCTCATTGAAATTTTTTAACATCTCACTACCTCCTCAAATATTTTCAAAAAAACAGTACAAGTTATCTGTTCCATCTCCTGTAGCCGGTGTAGTTTTTCCTTTTGGAAGCCATCCTTCTGCTGCATGGTACTCAATATGGTCAAGAGAACAGTCAGGATTCTCAAAATCAAGCACATAGCAATTTCTTGATTGAAGCTCCTTAAGTAACTCATTGATGTATTTCATAATTTCCAAAGTAGGTAAACGTTTCATAGTATCTATCTGTTTATTCAATTGCAATCACTTCCTCCCAATTAAATTTTTTCATCTACTTGATTACCTCCTAAATTTGTGATAAAATGACGGTGTTCTTTAAAAAATGAGGCCCAACCTGTTTTTTAAAGTTCTGACCCAAAAGCCTCGGATGCGGATTTATGAGTGCCGTCTACACTTTATAAATCCTTTAAGCGTCTGGGGCTTTTAATATGCATCATCTCCTACGGCGAATCTGACCAGCGCATATATCCACACCCACATGATCGGGATTGCTATCCATTCAGATCCGAGCTCTGCGCTTCCCCTTATTGCGCAAAGCATATCACTCAGATATCCGAAAAAGATAAGGCTGATTGCTGTAGGAACGATGTAAACCATCGACCTTTTCAAGAAGCGAATTCTCTTTTTTATTTTCGCTCTTTTCTTTTTTTTGGAATATTCCTCATACTCCTTCTCATTAAATTCTCGCACCACGGACAGATATATCCGTGTTTTGGAATCTTCTGTAATGTACTGATGTTCCACATTCTTTCGCATATCTTGCACTTTGCGTACATCCATTATCTTGCCTCCTTATCAATTAAGATCAATTCTTTGGCGATAACGCTCTGTAATGCGCATCTGTCCATATCATGCCAGCTGATCGGTACCGAGCTGTTATCCAGCGCATTTAAAATTCTCTCAGCAGTTGTATGATATTTCTTCATATCTTCTGTTGTAAGCAATTTCGCACCTCCTTCATCTATGCTGTCTTCTCTGCATCAATCTGGGTTACAAAAATTCCAAGATCAACACTTTCCATATTGTTCAGTTCCTCCAGAAGCTCTACGTCTGATGTAATTCCATAGTTCTTTTTTAATTTTTCTTTTAATTTTTCTTTAAGGTCCATCAAAACACTTCCTTTTAATTATCTGAATCCGAAATATTAAGATAATCGCTGATTCTTCTTCTGATTTCTATGCTGGTGTTCTTTCCATTTAAAGTTGACGAAAGATAGCATCTGGAACAGCCAAGTTCTTCGGCCAGATCATTGACAGAGATATCATTCTGAATCATTGCTATTTTAGCTTTCTTGCACCAGGGAGATAATTTCTTCTGCATCAAATCTCCTCCCCTCATTTCAAAGATTTTTCAATCCAGTTTTTCAGATTCTGAGTCACCTCATTAACCTCATCCAAGGTTGCTATAATCTTCTCTAAATCCGGCTTTTCGTCCTCTGTAATAACTCCATCTGCTGTGATATCCAACAGAAGTTCTTTCGCTTCATTGATCTTCCGGAATGAGCACAGCGCCCTGAGTGCAATCCTATCAATATCCTGATTCTCGATCTTTGGCATCCCTTTTCCCAGAGGGCACATTTCCCGGCAATAATTGCCTTTTAATTCAGGAGCTCTATAGATATCCGCCATCAGAAGCACTTCCTCTGGATAAGGGATAACGCTGCCAAGTTCTATTCGTGCAAGCCTTGTCCGGTCAACACCAAGTTCCTCAGCAGCGCCTTCACGACTGCTCAACCGTCCGTTGAACTTTGCCGCTTCGTATCGTGCCTGGCAAAGCATGTTCTCCGCCGCTTTCGTGGCATATTTCGACATTTTTCTCTCCTTTCTTTAATGCTATTATTTAGTTACAACCTATTAAATTGTGTACTCTGTATTGATATCCAATGCTTTACTGATTGTCTCAGCTAAAGCTGGTGCATATGAAGCGCCATTGATAGTTCGGCTTACATAATTTCGACACATACCAACCTGATCACACAAATCTGTTACTGTCATATCCCTGTCGATTAATGTCTTCTTTACTTCTTTGCACCAAGGGGATAATTTTCGTTTCACAAAATCACCTCCAGTCGTTACAGTAAACATTTGTTATTTACATTTGTTTAAAATTGCTATAAAATTGTAATGGCAGAAAAAATATTGTGAATCAAAAATGATGTAACCTCTTAATAGCTGTGGCGGCCATACTTGAGGAAATATTTTATTTGCAATTATCTCTGCTACATTTTTTATTTCGTTTTAAACATTTGTTTATTACAGTTATATAATAATCCCCATTTGTGAGTTTGTCAATAGTTTTATTTCACATTTTGGGATTTAGGAGAATTATATGATTATTCACCGTATTTTAATGTTACTTGAAGAAAAATCATTAACAGCAGCGGATTTGTGTCGTGCTATTGGTATAAATACAAGCACAATGACTAATTGGAAAAATCGAGGAACAGATCCGCCTGCAAAATTAATAGTCCCCATTTGTGAATTTTTAGGAGTATCGTCGGACTATTTATTAACCGGAAAAGACAACAGCATCAAAGGAACTATTTCTTCTGAAGACTTGGCATGGTTATCTCTAATTCATCAACTCCCCAGAGATGCCCAGATTGAATTCAAAGGAGAAATAAAAGGATATTTGAAATGCCTTGAACGTCAGAGTTCAGATAAGAAACTTAAACAAGCAAAATAATAAGCTTCGAGTGGTACCGAAGCAAGAAAGGAATATAAAGTTATGAAAAAGAGACTATTTATTGTTTTGTTAACATCAACTATTGCTATTACTAGTTCACAAGTATCATTTGTTTTTGCTTCTTCGGATTCTGAACCTTCAGTAGAACAAACGTCTGATGAAGAAACTGCATTCACATTTCGCGATATTCCATGGTGGTCTGCAAAATCAGATGTTGATAAAAAATTAACTTCCGAAGGTGCCGAAATCCAACAAGCAGCATTCGAAGATAACATTTTAAGAATGAATGGAATAGACTACACAAACACAACTATCGGAAAAGATCGCGTAGATGGGGGTGGTATTGTTGGAAGATATTCAGGCATAAAAGTAGCAGGATACACTCCAAGCAACACCCAAGCTTGTTATATTTATACACTCAATGACGACGGAAGCATAAATAAAGATAAGGATTCCGCCCAGTTCTATTTCGGATGGTATACTTTTGAACCTTACGATTACGCCGATGGTGAGGGAGTGTATAATGATCTTCTTCAAAAACTTCAATCCTTGTACGGAGAAGGTACAGTTAGTGCAGATGATGATTATTTCACAACAACTACTTGGACAGATAAAGACAGTAATCAAATCCGCCTTTTACTTGGCGGAAAAAACAAGGATTCCAAGTATGTTACCCTCGGCTATATGGCTGCTGGCGCGGATGAAAAATTAGATACAATGCAGACAGCAGTTGATGCTGAAGCTGTCGATCAGGAAGCTGCTGAACGCGAGAAAAACAAAGAGGATGTTTCTGGGCTATAAAACAAAAAATCTGTAACTTTTCCTTTTGACATCGCACAAAACACTTGGAAATTTTTAGAAAGATTTAATTGTTATGAAAGATTTAATACATTCCATTTCAGAACAAAGCCTTACTATTTTTTTATGGTGTACTTGTAAGCCTCATACACTTGCAATTGCTACACAGGATTCTTTCTATCCACGGTATTTGTTTTATGATTACGGAATAGATACTCCTCAAGAGTTGCATAATGTATTGTTATCTTCCGGATACTATGCTCCTGCTACATTGGACGATATTTTATCTTATTCCAATTCTAAGCAATTAAAAGCTATATTAAAAGAAAACAGCTTAAAAATAACAGGCGATAAAGCAACCCTTATATCACGCATAAAGGAATACATTCCTCAGAGCGTCTTGGAAGATTTTCAAGCAAATTCTCATTTATACTCTTTAAGTACTTTGGGAAGTGCCTATGTAAATGAACATTATGACTGTGTTTTGCTTCACAAATACTCAAAATGGAACATATCTCTTGACGAGTTGAACCATGCAAAATCAACTCTCAATTGGGATTCTGTTTCTTTTAGAGATGCTGCTTGGAGAATTCTTAACGAAAGAGTTCTTCTTCATTCGCAGGAAGCAGATTTTGACAACCTGTATCTTGATATTGAGAATTTATCAGAAATTTGTTTTGACTTTGATAATAGCCCTCTCAATGGAGTTTATTATTTACTGATCGCATTTTATTTAAATGTAAATTGCCTTGAGTATTATCCCACTTACAAACTATACCATGATGGTGTAATTAGCAAAGAAAATTTGTATTCTCTACAAAATGGTTTGTTCATCCTTGATTTCTGGGTTGATAAAATAAAAAAATATGGCAATTACATTGATTCAAGCTTAATAGCAAAAGCATATAATTTTGTAGATTATCCGATAAAATTATATACTTTGGAAGATTTTTCAAATATGATATCCGAAATCATATTTAATAATTGTTTCGATATAAAAAAATGGCAGAATTTCTCTCAAGAAAAATTCATAAAATTTTTGAACTCGCTCTCATAAATAGGAACTTTCTTATGACAATTAGTAAACGAATTAAATCTCTTCGCACTGAATCAGGCTTACATCAGTCTGAGTTGGGAAAAGCCGTGGGAGTTTCTGCCCAGGTAATCTCGAATATTGAGAGAGGCTACACCAAGCCATCCACCGAACTGGTTAATCGGTGTGCAAAATATTTTGGTGTGCCGGCAGACTATCTTCTCGGTCGAACCACATCAAAGTATTCTACTACTGAACAGAAAGAAGCTCCTTTGCTTTCTGTTAAAATAAAAGGTCGTATGGATCAGTTGCAGCTGAACCAATCCGATCTAATTACTAAATCGGAAATTTCCGAGGATTCTTTTACGGATATTATGACCGGAAGAGTTATTCCTGGCATAGATGTAGCCGGAAGACTCTCCAGGGCTCTTGATACTTCTATAGATTATCTGATAGGAAATACCGATTTTAGTTGTGCCATTGCTTCAGAAGATGAACAAGACATCATCCTGAAGTTCCGTTGTATGTCAAAAAGAGGCAAACGTCTCTTTTTGGCTGCGATGGAAGAATTAGAAGAAAAATAATATTCTTGTTTAAACAATTTATGAAAGGATGATTTTTACGGAACCTGATGAAAAAATTTTTGAAATGCCTTCACGTCTCAATATAAATCCTAAGTCATATAAAATATTGGCAAATATACAGCATGATGTACTGGAAGCAGACTCATCCAATATATTTCTAAATTTTACAGAAACCCAATATGTTGATGCAATTTATATGGCATTTATTGGCGGACTAAAAGTATTATCTCAAAAGGAATATGGCAAACAGGTAACCTATCGTTTACGCAAGCGCACTAAACTATATAAGTACTTTAAAAATTCTGGTCTCTATGAATACTTCAGAAAAGGTGACTCATACATAAATAATAATGCAATTCCATTTTCAGAAATACATATGAATGAAGATTCTATGGTAGAATATATAAATAAAATCTTAGATCTTGCCCCTATTGTTTTATCTCCTAGAGCTGAATCACTTCTTTTTAAGAATATTTATGAAATATTCTCCAACTCTTCTGACCATTCTGAGTCTGAGAATGGAGTTTTTGCATGTGGTCACTGGATGCCCAGTAAAAAACAATTGGTATTTTCTGTCTATGACACCGGAATAGGCATTCCAACAGTAATAAAAAATCACATCGATCCTGATATGAGTTCAGCTGACGCATTAAAATGGGCTCTTGAAATGTATAATTCAACCAAACAATTGGATGAGGGAGTTCCAAGAGGAGTAGGATTACCGAGTTTATTGGATTTTATAAATACAAATAATGGTTCTTTATATATTTTGAGTAATGATATATATTATTCATATGAAAACGGAAGCGAAAATTTCATTCCATTAGAACATGGTATTATCGGTACAATGATTAGTTTTGTAATTATTTCCGATAATACTCATATATACAAATTAAAGGAGGAATAA